TGTATCTGCTACAAGCTGGAAAAGATCCGCAGCCCGAAGGCTGACGACCGCGTATACCGACAGACCTTCCATTATTCTGTGACGGTGATCGATACGAAACCGGACAGTGAAATGACTGCGGCCATGAGTATGCTGGAACGAGCTGCCCATGACCGCAATTTTGTTTCCGACAACTTATACCATGACGTATTCAGCGTATGGTACTGACACCTTTATGAAGGAGGATGAAACTTATGGCAAGACTGGTATGGGATGCAGACGGTGCCCGCAAGTTTACGATGGGCGTTTCCAACGGCGTGCTTTACCCGAAGAATGGTGAGAGCGGCAAGTACGGCACCGGCGTGGCATGGAACGGCCTGACCGGCGTGACCGAGAGCCCCAGCGGCGCAGAGCCTACCGACCTGTGGGCCGATAACGGCAAGTACGCCCGCCTGATCTCCGGCGAGGACTACGGCTTTACCGTAGAGGCCTACTACTACCCTGATGAGTGGAAGCAGTGCGACGGCTCTGCCGAGGTGGTGAAGGGCGTGACCCTTGGCCAGCAGAAGCGCATTCCCTTTGGCTTCAGCTGGCAGACCAAAATCGGCAACGACCAGGACCCGGATGCGGGCTATGTGATCCACGTTGTGTGGAACGCCACCGCACAGCCCAGCGAGCGCAGTCACGAGACTGTGAACGACAGCCCGGATGCAATGACCTTCAGCTGGGAGTGCGGCACTGTGCCCACCAATGTGACCGGCTACAAGCCCTCGGCCGTGATGGAGATCGACAGCACTGTTGTGAGTGCAGAGACGATGAAGAAGGTGGAGGCAAAGCTGTACGGTGACGACACCACCGGCACCCCCACTCTGCCCACCCCGGACGAGCTCATTACTCTGCTGAAGCAGGCAGCCTGACCGATAAATTCAAAATAAAAAGGAGAGATCTATTATGCTGAAGAAAACTGTTACCTACACCGACTACAATGGCGTGGAGCGCACCGAGGACTTTTACTTCAACCTGACCCGCAGTGAGCTGGTGGAGATGCATCTGACCACCGAAGGCGGCATGGACGAGAAGATCAACAGCATCATCAAGGCCAAGAGCCAGCGGGAACTGGAGAAGCTGTTCAAGGAGATCCTGCTGAAGAGCTATGGCAAGAAGAGCCCGGACGGCCGCCTGTTCATGAAGAACGACGAGATCCGCGCCGAGTTTGAGGCAAGCCCGGTGTACGATGAGCTGTACATGAAGCTGTTTACCGATGAGAACGCTGCCGCAGACTTTGTGAACGGTGTGATCCCGCAGGTACAGCCCAAGGCAAACCCCGCCATGCAGATGGCAGCGACCGCTAACGCAGCCTCCGCACTGACGCTGGGCTAATAATCAAGGGAGTTTTCTCCCTTAACATCAATAGTCCGCCCCGCCAAAGAAAGATGCGGCGGTGCTAGAACGTTGCTCCCCACCAGAGGGAGTTTTTAAAGAAAGGCTACCCGCGAAAAAAACGGGTAGCTTTTTATTTTTCGTTACAAGACGAACGCATTTGAAACATACAGGGAGGGCAGAAGGATGCTGGAGATCATAGTACCAGGCAGAGAGGACTGGGATGAGCGGACAAACGAGTTCGTATACGAAAAGCCGACCCTGCTGCGGCTGGAGCACAGCCTGCTCTCCCTGTCTAAATGGGAAAGCAAATGGCACAAGCCATGGCTGGACACGAGAAAGCCGAAAACACGGGAGGAGATGCTGGATTACATCCGGTGCATGACCGTGACCCAAGGAGTAGACCCGAAGGTATACGCCCGGCTGACACGGCAGAACATGGCTGACATTAAAACATATATGGAAGACCCGATGTCCGCGACCTGGTTCAACGACAAAAAGAAGAGCCACGGACGCGGACGGGTGCAGACCGCAGAGCTGTTCTACTGCGCAATGGCAAGCTACGGCATCCCGTTCAGCTGCGAAAAATGGCATTTGAACCGGCTTTTGACCCTTTTGCGGGTATGCGGCGAGGAAAACAGCCCGAAGCAGAAGATGACCAAGCGGGAAGAGATGATGCAGCGAGATGCGCTGAACAACGCCCGCAGGGCAAAGTACCACACGAAGGGGTGAGCAGCATGAGCCGGGTGATCAGCTTTGCGCAGCACGGAGACTTTAAGAAAAGCCTGACCTTTATGACCAGAGTGCGCAGCCGGAATTTGCGCGGTGTTCTGGAGAAATACGGGCAGAGGGGCGTAGAGGCACTGGCGATCGCGACCCCGAAGGCAACGGGAAAGACGGCGGCAAGCTGGAGCTATGAAATCAAAATGGACGATAACGGGGCAACGCTGTGCTGGAAAAACGCCAATATCGTGGATGGTGTGCCTATTGCGGTGATCCTGCAATACGGGCACGGCACCCGGAACGGCGGTTACGTGCAGGGGACGGACTACATAAACCCGGTGATGAAGCCGCTGTTTGATGAAATTGCCGCAGAACTGTGGAGGGAGGTAAGAAAGGCATGAGCCAGGAAGTAGACCAGCGCGTTGTAGAGATGCGGTTTGACAACGCGAAGTTTGAAAAGAATGTCCAGCAGAGCATCAACAGCCTGAATGCACTGAACGAGAGCCTGAAATTTGAGGGTGCGGAAAAGGGCTTTGCCGAGGTGGAGAAAGCCAGCGAAAAGGTGGACTTTGACCGGATGACGACCGCACTGGAAACGCTGACGGGAAAGTTTTCGGCGCTGGAAGTGATCGGCATGACGGCGCTGGTGAAGATCACGGACAAGGCCATTGATGCAGGCGCAAAGCTTACAAAGAGTCTTTCCATCGATCAGGTGATGAGCGGCTGGAACAAGTATGCCCAGAAGACCGCCAGCGTGCAGACCATCATGAACGCGACGGGCAAGAGCATTACCAAGGTGAACGGCTACCTTAGTAAGCTGATGTGGTTCTCCGACGAGACCAGCTACAGCTTTACGGACATGACGCGATCACTTGGACAGCTGACGGCGTCAGGCGGTGGCATTGAGAAAGTTATCCCGATGATCATGGGCATGGCAAACGCCACAGCCTATGCGGGCAAGGGTGCAAGTGAATTTTCCCGTATAATCTACAACCTGAATCAGAGTTACAGTCAGGGCTATCTGAGCCTGATGGACTGGAAATCAGTAGAACTTGCGGGCGTAGCGACCGCTGAGCTGAAAAAACAGATCATCAGCACCGGCATTGAACTTGGAAAGATCAAAGACGGCGATGTGACGGTTGGCACATTCAGCTCGACACTTTCGTCAAAATGGGCTGATAAAGAGGTAATGGAGACCGCCTTCGGCAAGTTTGCCGAGTTCAGCGAAGCTGTAAAAAAGATGGTGGACGCGAACCCCGGAATGCTGGCATCACAGGCCATTGAAGCACTTGCCGACCAGTACGATGAAGTGACCGTGAAGGCATTTAAAGCCGCGCAGGAGGCAAAAAGCTTTTCCGAAGCGGTGGACGCCACGAAAGACGCCGTGAGCAGCGGCTGGATGGAAACCTTTGACATTCTGTTTGGCAATTACGAGGAGGCAAAGACCTTCTGGAGTGACCTGGCAGAGCAGTTCTGGGATATTTTTGCAGGCGGCATGGGTGGACGCAACAGCTGGCTGAAGAAGGCCTTTAATGGCGGCATGGACCAGCTTTTGGACGATACGGCGCTGGGAGACGTGGGCAATGCATTCACGAAGCAGCTGCGGCGCAGCCTGATCGCCAACGGCAAGCTGACAGAGCAACAGATCGAGGACGCAGGCAGCTTTCAGAAGGCGCTGGAGAATGCGGGAGTGACCGCAGATGATCTTTACGAGCGGGTGCAGCTCAGCCTTGACGGGTACGAAGAGATTGCGCAGTGGAGCGATGCGGAACTGGCCGCAGGGGGCTTGAGCCGGGAAGACCTGAATAAGACGATAGAAGCCTACCGGAAAATGGCCGAGGCAATTCAAAATGGCGAAGTGAGCCTTGACAGTTATGCCGCCAAGATGGGCAGGATGAGCGGCCGGGAGCACTTTTTCAATGGCATCCTGAACATCCTGAAGGGCATCAACAGCGTGCTGGGACCAATCCGGGACGGATTTGACGAAGTGTTTCACACGGACGGCGGCCCGCTGTACAGTTTGCTGGAGGGGTTTGACAACCTGACAAGCAAGCTGGTGCTGAACGAAGGCACGATGGAAAGCCTGACGAAGTTGTTCAAGGGGCTGTTCAGCGTGCTGAGCGTTGGTGGAAAGGCCATCCGGGTGACAGGACGCATTGCACTTGCATTGATCGGCAAGCTGATGAATGTACTGGAGCCGCTGGGCGACCTGCTTTTGCGGGCAGGGGCAGCCTTTGGCGATATTTTCACCACCCTGAACGAGAGCCTTGAGAGTGCCGAGAGCATCGACGGTGTAATCAATGCGCTGGCGGTGGCTTTTGGCACACTTTTGCAGCCGGTGAAGGATATTTTAGGGCTGCTGCAGACGCTGATAGATC